TATTGCCTGAACTAGTCAGCACAGCAGAAGGGTCCAAATCAGTTAATTATTCTGGTATTATTGCTTTTCTAATCAACTCAGTCAAGGAGCTTGATGCTAGAGTAAAGCAGTTGGAGAATAAGTAATGCCAAGCAATTTTCGAAAAGATGATCCAATTTTTGGAACAGTTGATTTGGATGATGCATATATTACAGATGCGTGGTTAGTGGATCAATTTGTTGGTAATCAATTGTTCATGTGGGGCACCAACAATTATGGAGATTTAGGCATAGGAAGTATCGGACCACCCCATAGATCCAGTCCAGTACAAGTAGGAACATTAACTAATTGGAAACAATTATCTCTTGGCAGTAATGGTTCGGCTTGTGTTAAGACTGATGGTACTTTGTGGACTTGGGGACGAAACACAGTTGGCCAATTAGGACTAGGAGATGAAACCGATAGATCCAGTCCAGTACAAGTAGGATCATTAACAAATTGGAAGCAAGTAAATTTTGGTGAAAGTGGTAATGCGTGTGTTAAGACTGATGGTACTTTGTGGTCGTGGGGAAGTAATACAAGTGGTGGATTAGGATTAGGAGATACCAACACTAGATCCAGTCCAGTACAAGTAGGATCATTAACAAATTGGAAACAAGTAAGTTGCACTGATGGTAGCACTGGGTGTATTAAGACTGATGGTACTTTATGGACATGGGGTAGCGGTGCTTTTGGTGAATTGGGATTAGGAAATACTACCAATAGATCCAGTCCAGTACAAGTAGGAACATTAACAAATTGGAAACAAGTAAATTTTGGTAGTGATTATGTTCTTTGCGTCAAAACAGATGGAACTCTATGGGCTTGGGGGACTAATACAAATGGCCAATTGGGACTAGGAAATAGGACCGGTAGATCCAGTCCAGTACAAGTAGGTTCATTAACTGATTGGAAACAAGTGAATGCTGGTATTTCTCATACGGCGTGTGTTAAAACAGATGGAACTTTATGGATGTGGGTAGATAGAAGTTCTGGTGAATTGGGATTAGGAGATACTATTTCTAGATCCAGTCCAGTACAAGTAGGATCATTAACTAATTGGAAACAAGTAGGTTTACCTAATGGTTCTAGTCATACAGCGTGTGTTAAAACAGATGGTACGTTATGGGTGTGGGGAGTTAATACAGCTTTTCGTGGTGAATTGGGATTAGGAGATACTATTTCTAGATCCAGTCCAGTACAAGTAGGATCATTAACGAATTGGAAGCAAGTAAGTGCTGATGTCTGGCGTACAGGTTGCGTTACCTTTACAGATATTGTTTAATTATATAAACAGGAAATAAAAATGAATTATTTACTCGTACAAAATAAACAAATGGTTGTTCTTGGCCCAATTACATGGCGTCAAAGATTTATTCAAACCGAAATAAATGATTTAATTGATGATGGCGAATTAACAATTGATTATACTATACCAGCAACAGAGCAAGGTTATATTAATATTGGTGATGGCTTTGAAATATTTCCTGTTGAATTAACCACACCAGCGTTTGATCCAATTTACGAAGAATTATCTGGCCCATTTTGGACGTATGAAAACAATGTAGCCACAGGAACATATACAGTTAATACTTTAAGTATTGAAAGAATTAAAGGCCATTTAAAACAAGTTGTGGCCACAGAAAGATATCGTAAACAACATTTGGGTATTACTGTAACGGTAGCCAACACATCTTTTTCTGTAAGTACCGATACAAATACAATTAATTCTTTATTATCTCTTGCAAGCACTGCAGGAACGAACATAATTAATTATAAATCTCCTAATGGATTTATTTCTTTGACTGGTGCAGACATTCAAAATGTTGTTAATCAAATTCACGATTATGTACAAATACAATTTAATTGGGAAAAAACAACCAATGAAACAATTGATGCCACAAATGATATTACAACATTGCAAACTATAGAAATTGTAGAACCTGTTACACCTCGTGGAGTATAGTTTTGCCAAACGATTATAATCAATATCAGCCATATACTGGATTCTTTACACAGGATGCCAATACAGCCATTTCACAGGATTTAGGTCAGCGTTATGTAACTAAATCTTATTTGCTTGATGTGTATCCTAATATTGCATCACAGTTAGGAAACAGAACAAGTCCTGGATTGTATGTGTGGGGGTTTAATAATGTTGGTCAATTAGGAACAGGAGATCAAAATAACTATAATAATCCTGTTAAAAGATTGTCGGACACAAATACAAATTATAAAAATGTATTTTCAGCTTCGTTTGTTATAAAAACTGATAATACTTTATGGGTAACAGGATTCAATTTAAACGGCGAATTAGGATTAGGAGATACCACAAATAGGTCCAGTCCAGTTCAGGTAGGATCATTAACTAATTGGAAATTAATTGCTAGAGGTTCGCTTCACACAGCTTCCGTTAAAACTGATGGCACACTATGGTCATGGGCGGTTAATACTAATGGTCAATTAGGACTAGGAGATACCACCAGCAGGTCTAGTCCAGTACAAGTAGGATCATTAACGAATTGGAAGCAAGTAAATGCTGGTGCTAACCACACGGCATGTGTTAAAACTGACGGTACCTTATGGACATGGGGATTTAATGGAACTTATGGTGCATTGGGTTTAGGAGATGTTACGGGCAGATCCAGTCCAGTTCAAGTGGGTTCACTAACAAATTGGAAACAGGTGGTTATTGGTGATTATCATACAGTTTGTGTTAAAACTGATGGCACACTATGGTCATGGGGTAATAATGGCTCTGGCCAATTAGGATTGGAGGATACCACCAGCAGGTCTAGTCCAGTTCAAGTGGGTTCACTAACAAATTGGAAACAGGTGGCCGCTGCAGGCGATTTTACAATTTGTGTTAAAACTGATGGCACACTATGGTCATGGGGTAATAATAGTCTTGCTCAATTAGGACTACAGAATACCACTAATAGGTCCTCACCCGTTCAAATAGGTTTATTGACTAATTGGAAACAAGTGTCTTGTGGCGCAGCTCACGCATCTTGTATTAAAACTGATGGTACATTATGGTCATGGGGTTTTAATTCTTCAGGACAATTAGGTTTAGGAAATACTACCACCAGATCCAGTCCAGTTCAAGTAGGAACATTAACAAATTGGAAACAAATTGGTATACAAAAATCTTCTAGTCCAGCTGCTATTTCGGATTTTTCTTTATAATAAAAAAAATTAAATTAAAAGATAAAAAATAATGACAGCAGATTATAGATATTTAGTTACAAATTCAGACGGAACATTTTCTACTACCATAGAAGATTTTGATGATGTATTTGTGCCACAGGAATTATTTTTAAATTCTGGCATATACATTTTTGGTTCTAATCTACAAGGCCAATTAGGATTGGGGAATACCACCAGCAGGTCTAGTCCAGTTCAAGTGGGTTCACTAACAAATTGGAAACAAATAGCTACTTCAGGTGACTTTACATCATGTGTTAAAACTGACGGTACCTTATGGACATGGGGGTTAAATGGTAATGGCCAATTAGGACTAGGAGATACCACAAATAGGTCCAGTCCAGTTCAAGTAGGAACATTAACGGATTGGAAACAAGTGTCTTGTGGTAGATTTCATACAGCTTGTATTAAAACTGATGGAACTTTATCGACATGGGGAGATAATTCCCAATGGCAATTAGGTTATGCTATTTTTCCATTTAGTAAATCTTCACCGATGCAAGTAACATCATCAACAGATTGGAAACAAGTATCTTGTGGAGATTTAAATACAGCTTGTGTTAAAACTGATGGTACCTTATGGACATGGGGTATTAATGATTTTGGTAGACTAGGTTTAGGAGATACTACCACCAGATCCAGTCCAGTTCAAGTGGGAACATTAACTAATTGGAAACAGGCTTCATGTGGTAATGCGTTTATGGCTTGTATTAAAACTGATGGAACGTTATGGTCATGGGGTTCTGGTAGTGATGGTCGTACGGGATTAGGAGATACCATCAATAGATCCTCACCGGTACAAGTAGGATCATTAACAGATTGGAAACAAGTGTCTTGTGGTTGGTATCATGCAGCTTGCGTTAAAAACGATGGAACTTTATGGACATGGGGAGATAACGGCAACGGGCAACTAGGATTAGGAGATACCACCGATAGATCCAGTCCCGTTCAAGTAGGTGTATTAACAAATTGGAAGCAAGTGTCTGGAGGTATTATTCATACGGCTTGTATTAAAACTGATGGAACTTTATGGACATGGGGTTTTAATACATCATATGGTGCATTAGGATTAGGAGATACCACCGATAGATCCAGTCCCGTTCAAGTAGGAACATTAACCAATTGGAAACAAGTGGATGGAGGATTCTATCATACAACTTGTATTTCATCAGATGATTTACCAGTTTAACACTTGACAACTATGAGATTTTAATTTATAATGTTTAAATATGGATCGAAATAACAATTTATGGAACACCATTACTGCTGGTCTTCCAACTACACCTTCACCAGAAAAAACTCTACCTTTGCCTGAGATACTCAAGGTGATTCAATATTGCCTGGACGATAGAGTGGAACAATATGATTTAGCCATTTCATTACTTGACACCATCAAACACCTAAGAAACGATGTGGAGTTTCTTAACTGGCAAGCAATGATAGAATATGAAGCCAAAAAATATATTCGTTCATATGAAACTTCCAAAAAAATTCTCGACTATATGAAAAACGACAGCACACTATTTAATGCTGGTCGTGCTGCATATAAGGCAAACAAGTTAGACGATTCAGAGTCTTTTTTAAAACAAGCAATGCAATTAAATCCAAAAGACAGTTCAACAATATTGGATTATGCCGTAACTGTTTGTACAATGGGCAATTTTGATAAAGCTTTTGATATCATTAATTCTATTAATACTAATGAACTTGATAACACCCATGCCAAAATTGTAGACTTTAATAAAGGATGGCACTATATTCGTCAAGGTAATTTTAAAAAAGGTATAGACCTATTACATCTCGGCCGTGAAATTAATATTTGGGGTTCTGATGTTCGTAAGTATAATAGACCTCGTTGGGACGGAACAACTCAACAAGGCAAAACTATTTTAATTGTTGGTGAAGGTGGTATTGGAGATGAAGTAATTAATGCTCGCTTCTCACAGATTATACAAGAACGTGGAATGAAAGCTGTTATGTCTACAGTACACAACAATACAAAAATGTTGAGTTCAGTTAAAACATTAGATAAAGTTTTTGATAATAATCAAATTGATTCTGAATGGTGGGACTACTGGATTCCCTGTATGGATTTGCCGTACACTCTTAAAATAGATTCAACCGATATACCAAGTAAACCATATCTATCAGTAGATTCTAGTTTTATTGAAAAATGGAAAAACAAACTACACACAAATAAAAAATTAAAAATTGGTATTCGTTGGATGGGTAATCCAAGGTACGAATTAGAACTAGCAAGAACAATACCTGCACACCTATTTGAAGAATTAAATGATTTGGATATTCAAATGTATTCAATTCAAAAAAATGATGGTATCAAAGATTTAATGATTCCTGAGGGTGTCATAAATATAGCAGATGATTTGAATTCGTGGGAAGATACTATGGGTGTTATGATGAATATGGATTTAATTATTACATCATGTACTTCAATTGCTCACGTTGCTGGATCTCTAGGTAAAAAAACCTTTATAGTAACTCCCCTATTGCCATATTATACATGGGCTGATATGAAAAAGGAATCGTATTGGTATGATTCAGTATCTTTGTATCGGCAAAAAGTATGGAAAGAATGGGAAGAACCTTTTAAAGAATTAAAAAATGATTTGATAACATTATTGGAAAAAGATGAGTAAATTAAATTTAGGATGTGGATATAATAAAAAAGAAGGATGGATTAATGTCGATTCCGATACTGAATGTAAACCAGATTTATGTTTTGATTTGACAAAACCCAATTGGCCAATAGAAACATCTACAGTATCTACTGTACTTGCTGAACATATACTAGAACATTTAGAAGGCACAGAAGGTTACCTTACTTTTTGGAAAGAACTTTATCGTGTGTGTTCTCATGGTGCAGAAATTAACATAGAAGTGCCTCATTGGGAACACGATACCTTCCATCACGATCCAACTCATGTTCGTAAAGTTACTCCTGTTGGTGTTGCCATGTTTGACCAAGAAAGAAATCAACAAGATTTAAAAAATGGTGGCCGAGAAACTAAACTTGGCTTTATGTGCCATGTGGATTTTGAAATGCAAGGAGTAAAATATGGGTTTGATGACCTAAATGGTAAACCCATGTTGTGTTATTATTTAACCAAAGTGATAAAGCCTGCAAGATATAAACAATGAAATTGGCAATTGCTTTAAGAACTTGTGATTCTGTATTGAATTATTGGAATGCCAAACGTGTGGTAAAAGCCACTAAATCAGAAATAGTTCTTACTTGCCTACACAGTTTATTAAAATCAATTGCACTAAGTAAACATAGTATTAAACTTAGCATACACGATGACAATTCTTCAAGTCATACTATAGAACAAATGGCTAAGATGTGTACCAAATTTAATGTTTCTGTTGATTTTTATAATTGTGATAAACTAAAAAATTTTGTATCTCAGTACAACTGGATCAAAGAACAAGATTGTGAATATTTGTATTGTGTAGAAGATGATTATTTACATAGACAAAACGCAATAGACTCAATGGTTGATATGTGTGATTATATGAAAGATTTTTTCCCTGGTGAATATGCCATACATCCATTTAATAATCCACACAGGTATAATTCTTTTGATATGTTATATCCTTCTTATATCATAAAAGGAAAAGACCAATATTGGAGATCCTCTTTTCATAGTACACATACATTTTTTATAAGTAAAAAATCATTTGATGATTATGACAATATAATGAAATTTCAATCTTATGCTTGGCCAAGTCTTGAAGCAACAGAAGATAAAACAATTAATAACATATGGAAAGAACAAAGAGTTAGATTGTTAAGTCCTTTAAATTCTTTATCTTTTCATTTAGCAGATGAAACACAAGAAGATAAATTAACAAATTGGCAAGAAATTTGGAAAGAAAATTTAATATGAATGAACCATTAAGTATTTTTGATAGAATGTATATTGTGGATAACTTCTATACTGATCCAGATCAAATAAGAAATTATGTTTTATCATCAAACAAAAATGAAGAATCGGATGGAAATTATGCTGGTGTCATGTCTGTTGATAGTTTTTTGACGCAAGAACACTTAGATACAATTTCCACGCTTATTGGTAACAAAGTTATACCTAGTACATCATTTACTGGCAAATTTAGATTCACCAAAGAAAAAGATGAATATCAACAAGACATTCATTTTGATCCCTATGGTGGTTCTTGGGCTGGAGTGGTTTATTTAACTCCAAACATTGAAGATACGGACGGAACAATTTTTTGGAAGCATAAAAAAACTGGACTAGAATCAATACCAAGGACATTAGAAGGTATCAATCAATATGGTTGGAAAGATACAGATGATTTAAAAACATTCTTAACTACCGAAGGTGTTGACCATAGTTGTTGGAATAAAACTATGGTTGTTCCATACAAATATAACAGAATGATCATTTTTAGGCCGTGGATGTTTCATTCGCCAGGTAGTTCTTTTGGTGATACATTTGAAAATTGTCGTTTAATACAGACATTTTTTTGGAGTGATTTATAGAATAAATATAAATATAGAATAAACAAGGAGTTATTCAAATGGCAATCACATACACATGGAAAGTTACCGGCCTAATGGTACAAAATGAAGGCGACTTAGAAAAAGTGGCTGTAATGTCCAACTTTTCTATCAGCGGTACCGATGGAGAATATACAGGACAAGTGAGTTATGCTGTCAATTTATTGGCACCAGATGCAGAAAACTTCACACCCTATGCTGACATTACTGAAGAACAAGCTTTACAATGGACCAAAAATGCTTTAGGTGAAGATCGTGTGTCCGCCATGGAACAAGAAGTGGCTGACCAGATTGCTAAAGCATCAATTCCAGTTCCACAACCTGCACCGTTACCCTGGTAAGTAATCCAATCAGAGGATAAATATACCCATAATAGGAGGGTAATATGCCAGCAGTAACCAGCAGACAATCACTAAAAGAGTATTGCCTCAGACGATTAGGTTTTCCAGTCATTGAAATCAACATTGATGATGACCAGTTAGAAGATAGAATAGATGATGCCGTTCAGTATTGGCAAGACTACCACTTTGATGGTCTTCAAAAAATCTATTATATTCGAAGGATTACGGATACCGATGTCAATAATCAATATTTGGATTTAACCAATGTGTTAGATTCCGCCAATGTTCCTTTGGACATTGTTGGCGTTACTCGTATTTTCCCAGTCCAAGATTCTCAGGCAACTATTAATATGTTTGACCTGCGATATCAACTTCGTCTAAATGAACTCTACGACTTCACCTCCGCATCATACGTCAATTATACCTTAACTCAACAGCACTTACGTTCATTGGAGTTAATGTTTAGTGGAGAAGTTCCTATTCGTTTTCAACGACATATGGGAAAACTCTTTATTGATTGGGCATGGGGAGCATCCGAAGCACCTAGTGGTACAATTGTAGTTGCCGAATGTTATGCTTGTATTGATGCCACAGAATACAATCGAGTGTGGAATGACCGTTGGCTTAAAGAATATGCCACGGCATTAGTCAAACGAACATGGGGAAATAACCTCAAAAAGTTTTCTGGTTTACAATTACCAGGTGGTGTCACACTTAATGGTGATAAGATTTATGAGGAAGCGGTAGGTGAAATTGAGAAGCTGGAAACTGAAATGCAAAACGAATATGGTGCTCCATTAGAATGGTTCATGAACTAAGATGCCAACATCGGTTTATTTTAATAACTACAACTCTACTGCCGAACAAAGAGTAATAGAGGATCTGATTGTTGAATCCATGCAAATCATGGGTTTTGATGCGTTCTATTTACCCATAGAAAATCCAGCAGATAGAGATATATTATATGGTGAAGATCCAGTTAAAAAATTCAAATCGGCTTTTCCATTAGAAATGTACCTCTCTGGTGATGTAATGGATTACCAAGGCCAACAAGAGTTCTTTTCTAAATTTGGCCTAGAAATTAAAAATGTGGTGACGGTATCTGTTTCTCGTAGAACATTCCAACAACGAGTTCCACAAAATACATTCACACGGCCAAGAGAAGGCGATTTGGTCTATGTGCCATTCTTAAATGGTACCGGTGAGTTGTATGAAATAACATTTACAGAACAAGCAAAAGATTTTCATACATTGGGTCGTAAACAACCATATTTTTATGAGTTACGCCTTGAGAAATTTAAGTATGCTCAAGAAATTATTGATACTGGTGTTAACGATATTGATATGATTGTTAATGATTCTGGTTACATGATTAAGTTGGTTACTGGTGCAAAAACTGGTAATGCAAATAATTATATAATAAACGAAACAGTATATCAAGCCGCAGACCAAACTGAAGCCAACGCCACTTCTGTGGCAATCGTACAAGCTTGGACACCATCATCCAATTCGTTAATGGTCAGCAATATTTCTGGTACATTTACAAACAATGTTGTAATTATTGGTGCATCAAGTAATGCACGTTACATATTAACTTCATACGACACACAATTAGATAATTCTTATAATGAGTCCTACGACAACAAATATATTAACACTCAAGCAGATGCAATTATAGATTTCTCTGAGACCAATCCGTTCGGAGAAATTTAATGTCAAACACCACATATCACCGAGTCATTCGAAAGATGGTTATTGGGTTTGGTAACCTATTCGATAACATCACTCTAGTTCGTTATAATCCAGATTTAACAGAAGCAGAACGTATGTTGGTACCTATTGTGTATGCAACAAAAGAATTATACGTAAAACGTTTAGAAGATGATCCAGATTTAAGTAAAAAAATTCAAATAGCATTGCCAAGAATGTCATTTGAAATGGCAGGTCTTTCTTACGATCCTTCTCGTAAACAAAATACTAATTTTAAACAGTTTGCACAAACAACTGCCGGATTAATTTCTCAATATAATCCTGTACCATATAATTTTGATTTTAATCTTTACATCTATGTACGAAACATAGAAGATGGTACACAAATCATTGAACATATTTTACCATTTTTTGCACCAGATTATACGATTAAATTAAATTTAATTCCTGAAATGGGTATTGTTAAAGAAATTCCTGTTGTGTTAAACAGTACTACACACGACATCATTTACGAAGGTGATAAAGAATCCGAAACTCGTATGATTATTTGGACTTTGAGTTTTACTGTTAAAGGTTATGTGTTTGGTAAAACTACACAAACAGGCCAAATCAGAACTTCAATTACAAATATATTTAATGATATTTTATCT